AATAAACCGTTGGAATTTTACCAACCACCATTAACTGATATGTTCAGTATAACACAGGAGTTCCCAATTAATGCAGATACCAGAAAGTTTCAACTTGACCTTCTCAAAAGGAACAATGTCGAAGATTATTATAATAGTATTTCCGATAGTGCTTGGGAGCGGCTACGCAGGGGTGACATTTTACAATAAAATGTTAAAGACCATAGAAGCTACCAGTAAGTTCACAATAATAGAAGATAATATTAAAGAGTTAAAACTGCAAGTATCAGCCATCAAGGAACGACAATTAGAGGGGCTAGATACAAATGTTAGGTTACAAGAAAAAGTTGCTGATGCGTATGTGCTTGCAAAAGAAAGCAATGCAGTTGCTCTATCAACACAAAGAGAACTCAAGGCATCAACAGCAGCAACCAAATCAGAAGTAGAAACTATGATTCGTTCTGTAGAAGATAAACTTGATATAATTAAAAGGTCAGTGACTAATCCTTTAGACAGAAGATGAAAATAGATATTAAAACAGTTAAAGCTGTTTACTCTATGTTGATTGCTACAAGTGTTTTAAGAGAACTAGGACTTCCTCCTGTAGACGAAATTGAATTTGAATTATTGCCTGTATCAGATAAGGTCATGGCAACCTATACACCAGACCCAGATACCATAGGTGTTTGTCCTGAACGACATAGATTCTTGACTAGCCTCATTAAGTCTATGGTGCATGAAATAATACATATGGCTAATCATTATTATGGTAAATCTTATTTACGACATGATAAAAATTTTGAGCAATTAAGAAAAAAAATAGCTGATGAATTTGGCTTTGATGAAAACGAAATATAGGAGATAGTATGGTGTGGACAGCATTAATTGGACCAGTTGCAGGTTTGTTAGATAAGTTTATAGAAGATAAAGACCAGAAGAATCAGTTAGCACATGAGATTGCTACGATGTCAGAAAAACACGCACAAGAGTTAGCTAAAGGACAGATAGAGGTCAACAAAGCAGAGGCATCTCATCGTTCTCCTTTAGTTGCTGGCTGGAGACCTTTTATAGGCTGGGTATGCGGAATAGCTTTAGCTTGGCATTTTGTACTATCTCCTGTTATAATATTCGTAGCAGCGTGGTTTAATGTTGTATTACCTGCCTTACCTGAATTTGATATGGGTTCTTTAATGACTGTATTAATGGGTATGTTAGGCTTGGGTGGACTACGCACATTTGAGAAAACAAAAGGGTTGACTAAATGAAGTTGTCACCGCATTTTAGTTTAGAAGAATTAACACATTCAGATACGGCTGTTAGGCTAGGTATTGATAATACCCCTACAGTTGAAGTCATTGATAATTTAACATTTTTAGCGAAAGAATTAGAATATGTCCGAGATGTACTTAACGCTCCTATGCTTATTAGCTCTGGGTACAGGGGTGTGCTTCTTAATGATTATTTGGGAAGCAAGCGAACTTCTAGCCACATCAAAGGCTTGGCGGTTGACTTTATCAGTCCTAGCTTTGGTAATCCCCATAGCGTTGTTGAAGCTATAATATTAGCTAACATTAATTACGACCAAGTCATCCTTGAATTTGATAAGTGGGTGCATTTATCATTTCATCCTACAGAGCCTCGTAAGCAGGCACTCATCATTGATAAGAAAGGGACACGACCCTTTGAAGATATTACTTCTTGATATAGAAACATCACCTAATACCGCCCATGTTTGGGGTTTATACAATCAGAATGTTAGTTTGAATCAACTGATGGAGTCTAGCTATGTCATGTGTTGGGCTGCTAAATGGCTTGGTCAAAAAGATGTTTACTTTAGCTCTATGATGGAAACATCTCATAAGAAGATGGTCAAAGAAATCTACAAACTATTAGATGAAGCTGATGCCGTCATTCATTACAATGGCACAAAGTTTGATATACCCACTCTCAATAAAGAGTTTCTACTATTAGGACTAACTCCACCATCACCTTACAGAGAGATAGACCTATTAAGAACTAGCCGTAGTAAGTTTAAATTTCCTAGTAATAAACTTGACTATGTTGCTCAAGCATTAGGTCTTGGTGAAAAAGTAAAACATATTGGTCATGAACTGTGGATACGGTGCATGAATAAAGATAAGCAGGCTTGGGATATGATGAAGAAGTATAATATCCAAGATGTTGTATTGTTGGAAAAGGTCTATGAAAAGATGCTGTCTTGGATTAGAAACCATCCAAACCACAATGGGTTCACAGAGGGTGTTGTATGTCCTAACTGTGGTAGTAGCAGTTTACAGAAAAGAGGTTTTGCTTGCAATACAAATACCGTTTATCAGAGACTTCGTTGCAACTCTTGCGGAAAATGGTCGAGGAGCAACAAAAAGATTCCACAGATGAAAAAGTTACAATCCGCCATCAGCATTTAGGGAGAATTATGGATATTGATAGAATAGCAGAGGTTATGACAGGTAAGATTATAGAGGAAGTTGCCATTACTTATGGTGAAGACACTATGACTATCTTCTTGTCTGACGGCTCGTCTATCGAAATAGTAATAGATTCTATCTATGCAGACATTCCAGAGTTAGATGATTAAAAACAAGCGTGATATAACACTGCCAGACGGCTCACAAACAGATAATTACAGCAAAGAATACCAAAGATACTGTGAAGCATTAAACCTCTCTAAAAAGCCTCTATGGAAGCGACAGGAGTGGTTAGATAAGCTAACAGATGAAGAGAGGGTAGAACAGTTAAAATACTGGTTAAATTTAATCTGGAAGCAGTAGTTGGGACTTAAACTCATCTATAGTATTAGATTGCACTAGATACTTATTCTCTAGTTCATACAAATCACATTTAGTAATGAGCTTACTACCATCTGACCTAGTTCTTTCTTGACCTGTGCCAAAGAACTTTGCTTTATCAATAAACTCATCTTTATCTATCCATCCACATATAGTCAATACTTTGTCTATTTTATGTAGACTGCAAAATACATACCTATCCACTTCATACTTTGCCTGCATACCTATTAGATTATTTACATAATAGTCTTTAGGATACGATGTTCTCCCCATTGTCTTAACATCATAAGTCTTACCATTTAATAAAAAATCTATTCCGTTATCAAACCCACCACTAAAGTCACTGTGTAAGTTTAGTATATTACATATCATGTATTGACCTACAACTCCAATTCTTTGTTCTTTGAACCCTCCATCTGCATAACCACGATTACCAAGACTGTAACGCTTAACAATATCATAACTATATCTTGCTACTTCATCTGATATAGGTATGTTAATTATGCTCCTACCCTCCTACCTACAATGGTGAGTAGATTATCTATAGCTATTTGTAGTTTGTATTCATACAACTGTGGCTTTTTAGTATTAAGATAACGAGCATAAATGGCTTCTTTTTGGTCTTTAGGGAGACTATGAATCACAGCATCAACTGTTCTTACATTGGTATCTTCTACATCTTCATACATCTCATCAAACGCATCATAACTAGATTCACCTCCACTAGACATTCCTAGAGACTTACTAGGATAACCTAGCTTATGATTGTCAGAGTTCATGTATCGTTTCCACTTATCCAACAACTCTAATAATCTATCCATCTCCATTACTCACCCCAATACACACTATTATAATAAGAATTACCATAAGAAATATTGTATTTAGAGCTCATTTCGCTTTTAGAAGTTCCTTCATCTACCATTCTTTTCTTTGAGCTTTTTACAGTAAATGATTGCTCAACCTTGTCTACAGGATACATGACTTTAGCTAATAAACAGTCATCACGAGACTTAAATAAGTAATGACCATTTCTTCTTAATTTTGTATTGGTGATTAAGTTATTCTCTCTCATAACCTTTATCAGATTAAGCATAGGCTGACCATCTATTTTAAACATTTCAGACAACTCATTAATGGTCATTGCTTTCACATCAAGCACATCCAGTATCATATTAATGGCTTGATTTCTTTTATACTCTTTGCCTTTTAGTGTGTATCTGTAATCAGCAAAGTCATATCTTGATTTTACGACAAGTCTTCTATCTTCACTTCCCATTTTCTACCCTCCTTATAAAATCCCCATAACTCAATGCGTATTCCAGCTTCACGCACTTTCCCTACATTTTCATGCTCTGCAATTTTTTTTCGTCTACTAGACATATTAGCTTTAGAGGTGACCTGTATTGCTAACACTTCATCTCTTCTAATAGCCAAGAAGTCTATAAACCCCCATAAGTCATTCTTCTGGCGACTGAATGTATTATACTTCTCTACATTCTCAACAAGATAACCTAAATCAGTCAGTCTTTTTCTTGTCGGTATGTTTAGGTTTGCTGGTTTCTTTCTTTCCAAATATCTTGTCCCAATTATCCTCAAACTGTTTACGATTGGGGATTGGTCTGGCTGATGAACCCTTACCCATTATTTAATCTCCTTTTTAATCAACCCAAATGGTAAATTAATATAGTCTTCGTGTAGACAACTTGTATATTCTGCCTTTGGATAATGCTTCATAGCATACTCATTGGCTGTTGCACAATCTACAAAATGTCCAATATATTCTGGTTGTTTCATTGTAATATATACAACTAATACATATTCAAACATAAAAAAAAGAGAAGCATCCTAGCCGTTTGGAGAGTAAACGCATTGTAGGCAATGCGATTTGGAGGCAGCTAAAATACTTCTCATTTATATTATCCTTATTCTAATCTATTGACTGCTCTGTGTCTAGGATTATTTTGTTATCAGGATACATTTTATAGTATTTTCCCCTAATCTCATGCTCTACTTCAACTCTAATGCTTCCATCCTCCTCTTTAAAAAACTGAACAGTGAACCATTCACCCTCTATCGCTATTCTTCTTGTTATCATTCTTACATATCCCATGTGCTGACAAGTCTCTTCCACACCACCATTGTTTCTTGTCATAAGTGTTTGCAGGCTGTTTACATTTGTGGCATACCTGCCCTCCCAATTTAATTTTCGTCATGCAGTGGGTCTTCTATCCACTCATCAGGCATTAATTTAGGAGAAGATAGTTTAGCAAGTTGTTCGGTATAGATTTGTTTCTCTTTTTCTAAATACCATGCTTGTTTATCACACTCTTCTATTCTATTTTTAAGTTTTTCTATTTCAGATAGATTCACAGATTGCTTATGCCCTCGTCTATCTAAATACTTCCTATTGTTACCTTTGCAATAGCCAATTAACTCTTCTGTTGTTGACTTTGCTTTAATGACATCAAATGTTTCTATCCCTCCAATTTTATAGTGGTCAGGATTAATTGCATCACTCACTTCACTACCTCCTTGTCTACAATAATTAAATCTTCAAATAACTCACATTGAGTACCCACAACCTTAACATAAATATCGTCAATTTCCAATGCTTTTAATAACTTACCTTTATAACAAATAAATTCAGGTCTAGGCTGTTCTTTAATTAAATCATAATGTATATATATCCCTAATATAAGAAATAACATTATGAAAAGAACAATATATTTAAGTATTTTCTTTAGCATAAAATAATTCTCCATTGTTATACTCTATTTATATAGAGAGTATAATTACACCATGTAATCAATGATTACAAATTCATTAGAAAGGGGCAACATTATGTGGACAAAACCATCAGCAACAGAAATGCGTTTCGGCTTTGAAGTTACAATGTATGTTTGCAACAAGTAATTCATACTAAATAGGGGGAGTTACATCCCCCTAAATAATATCTTATATTTAGAATCTGCTCTTTTTATCCAGTCTGCACACAGCCTAACCGTCACAAATCCTTTTTTACCCCTAATTCCACCTACTTTTACTGC